AACAGTTCCTCAATCGACTTAAGTGTGCGCACGCTCTGCGCCACCTGACGCGCAGACTCTGCCGTGTTGCGCTCAATGCTGGCAAGACTGCGAACCTCTGGGCGGCCTCCAACAAAGAGTCCGATTCGGGAAAGGGAGTCTCCTGGTTGGCCAAGGCTGATGGCGGATGCGGCAGGTGTGGATGCGGCGATTGAGGATGACTGGATCCCGGATGGAGACTTGACTGGTCCAACAAACGTATCGGAAGCCATTGGCTCCAACATTTCCTTCATCCCAAACAGCTTTCTAATTCGCTGCGGTCTGGTTGATGACTCCTCAAGGGCAGAGGATATTACATTTAGGATTCCAGACAACGCTGGTGCACCCGCTACAGTTGCCCTCCGTTTGGCCTCCTCAAGCTTTGCGTTCGCCCTGTCAATTGTCTGGATCTGCTGCTCTGAAATCAGTTCAATAGACCCTTGCGCTTTTAATTCACCAACAACTCCCTTCAAGATTCCAGCCTTGCGCCCAACCATGTCAAACAGCAGCGCATTCTCACGCGCTCCACGCGCAGAAGCTTCCACGGCCTGCGTCAGGATCGAAAGCGCGTTACCCTGCGTCGGGTCAATCCCAAGGCCAGCAAACAGCCCGCCAGCCGCAGCGTCACCGCTTGCAGCCTGAGACCTCAACGCCTCGATCCGCTGCAAAGCTCCGCTGATCACCGTGAACTTGATGCCCGCATCGTTCGCGGCCTTCTGCATCCGCTGGATTTCATCCGTGGACACGCCCAACTGCTCCGACATGTCCTTGATGTTATCGACCGTCTCAACGACGTGAGCGCCAAACGAACGAACCGCTGAAATGACAGCACCGGCAGCAAATGCGCCAACAAGCTGCGATTTCAGTTCCGATCCAATGCTGCCGACGTAGCTGCCTGCCTTCTTTGAAAACGCAGCAACGCCACGCTCAGCCGCGGTTGCGTCAGCGGTCAGTTTGACGACTAAATTCATGTCGCGGATTCCTTCACCTTAGCCAGCAGTGCGTCAGCCTGGGCAAACAACGCGGCTTCATCGTCGTCTCGCAAACCTTCGTCAACCGAGATCAACCCTTCCGCTTCCATGTGCCCGACGTAATCCCACATCGCTTGCAGGTACGGTGTGCGGTCCACCTCATCCGGGCTGTACCCAAGCTTGGACAACAACACAGCGCGCAGATGCTGCGCAAATGGAGTGCCCAGCTTCCTGCCTTCGCCTTCACCTTTTGACTCGTAGACTGGGATACGGGTTGATTCGTCTAGGTATTCAGCAAAGACGCGCACCGCTTTATTGACCTCATCTGGCGACCGCATCAGGCGTCCACGACCAAACGCCAGCCAAATCATGCGCAGACCAAGAAAGCGCGAGCTAATCCATTGTTCCGCCTCATCCGCTGGCATTGAGCAAAGCTTTGCCGCCAACAGACAAGATGCGCCGTCGTTGATTTCGTCGAGTTCGATGCGGTCCAACAAGCGAGCATGGCCGACGGTAAACGTGACAAGGCGCAGCCCAAACACGCGGAAGCGCGTGGGCAGCGTCATGCGTCGGAATAGCTCGGCAGCGGTCACGAGGAGATTGTCGTGTACGTCGAAATACCATCCCAGCGTTTAAGCGACAAGGTTACCACGGTCTTGTCCGTGTTGGTCTTGCGCTTGCTGGATGCAGTGACAAGCCAAGTAGTCCCGATCTCGGTATCGTTGGCATCGGTCAATGCGACGGTCGATCCTGGCGCCGGAATGTTTACGGCGGCATCGGTTGCGTTGGCGAGCGTCGTACCGGCTGGATACACATCAAGCTCAAGCGTCCGAGTGCCATTAAACGTGGTCGTTCCAACCACTTCACCGGTCGTGTCCCGGTGCTCAATCATTTCAATGTCCTTCGCCAGCGCCTGCTGCGTGGGGCGCAGAACGCCGGTGCCAGCAGTGACATTGCTCGTTCCAATCCCCCAAACCACTCCGATGCCTTTTTGCGTTGCCATAGATCAAGGTGTCGTTAGCCCCGCGCAATACAGCTTGAGGGCGATTTTGTGCTTGCGCATGTGGCCGTCGTATTCACTGGACGTACTCCGCCCAGCGACGCCAATCACAAGCGCATTGAAAGTCGTGTAGACGTTCCCAAGCAATTGATCCGGCAGGTCGTCCACGAAAAGCAGATCAAGCATGCGATCCGTCTCGGTATTCAGCCTGGCAAACTGATCTGTAACCGTTGACGTAGCGTCTACCGGATAAGAAATGGCCACCTCCAGATCAATCAACTGGTTGCCGCTGTCGTAATCCTCCTCACCATCAGACGCAGTAATGACCAGCTTTGGCAGCGTCTGCTGCTCGGTTGTCTCTCCGCATCGGATATTGAGAATCTGACCGGCAATTGATCCACCGACAAACTCGACCGTGTACGCAGACAGATCATCATTCGTGACTGTGTGCAGCACGTTGTAATGAGCGGCGATAAACTCGCCAAACATTCGCTCGAGTTCGTTCGTGATCATGCGGTGACGCCTTTCTTTTTCAGCGTCATTCTGATCTGCTTTTCAATGTTCCGAACTCGGTTTTTCATCGCCCAGTTGATGATGCCCAATTCCCGGCCTGTGTCTTGAATGTATGGGACACCGTTTCCAACTGTAATTGCCTGCTTGATGCCTTTGCCTTCACGGCGAAAGATTCCAAAGCCTGCCCCTTTTTGTCTCTTGATCCATTTTGGAAGTTTCAAGCCTAGATTTTGGGCAGCCAAATCCCATCCAGATTTCGCGTTGCCAACTCGAGCAAGACGCTCTTCCAAAAGTTCGGTCAAAATTGGGTCGCTTGGGCGATTCTTGTCGTTGAATGCAGATGCAATGAATTCTGGAATCGTGCCGTCATGAATCAGCGTCACCTGATTCTTCCGATACGGAACCTGACCCCTTTTGTTTCGCTGCTTTTCAACGTATGCGCGCGTGGCTCTGCGCTCAATTCCGACCACATTAATGCGCGACAATTTCAACTCTTCTACAGCTTTGGCCTCGTCTCCGCGCATTACGAGTTTGGCGATGCGCTTCGCAAGACGACCTTGAGTGAGCGATTTAATGCCGCCAGCTTCTCGATACACGCGAGCGAGATCACGATGGACAGCCCGCTCGCCAACAGCCTTTTGCTTTGCCAGTGATTCGCTGAAGTTTTTACCTGGCGTAAATGGAGGCGTTGCCTTGACGCAATCCTGCACCAGCAGCTTTGCCTGACCGTTCAGCGTCTCCTCCATGGTCTGACCAAGCGCAGAGTTCAGCCTGCGCATTTGGTTGGCCCAATGGCCGCGATCTATCATTGCCCTGATCATCGGTTGATGGAACGCAACCCAAGCGTGATTGATGATGCGTCAATCTCACGCGAGGTTATCAGGTACTTCCTGGAATCGTGCGTCAGTTTCTGACCTATTTGCGGAAATACCGAATCGTCGTTTTCGATCATCAACGCTGCCTGAGACTCTGTGACTATCTGGTCGCCTTGCTCGGTAGCAATCCCAAGCAGGATGTCGAATTGCAGGCGATTGCAGACGATTACGGCAGAGATCTGATCGAGATAACCGCCGTCAGATGGAGCGCTAGAATCCTGATGCCGGTCAAACGTGCCAGTGTATGTGCCTCCAGACCCATCCAGTGTAAATGTGGATCCCCAAGCGCTTTCTGCGGCAGACAATCCAGATTTGATGATGTCGTCGAAAAAGCTCATTGCATCAACTTGTAGACCGCTTCCTTTTCGGCCATCGAAAACCATTCAGGAACAATGCCTGAATCCGCAGCGTCGATAAGCTCCTGGGCAGTTGCCCTAGCGGATCTTGCCAAGAATGGAGTCGAGGGCTTCGAGCGCTCGGACTGCATTGGTTCCACTGGATTCTTGGGAGAGACTTCCGACGCTTGCTCCTTGCTGCTTTTCGGTTTGGCTGGCTCGGAAGTTTGCGAGTTGCGACCGAGATGTGAAGAGCGTGGAAGCCGAGACGATCGTGCTGACCTTGGTAATCTGTCCATCTGGTGCCTTTCGTTCGTCGATCTGAGTCGTCTTAAATCTAGCGCAGCCAGCCATAGCAAGCGCGGCAATCAGTGCAATGCTTTTCATTTCTTGGTGATTTCGGTGTTTCCGGTGCGACGTTTAACGTCGTCCGCTGCGCCCTTGACGCCCTGGTGAATGCCAGTCGCGCCGAGGCCAGCGACAAAGCCAGAGACGACGTTGAGCGCATGCCAGCCGCACAACGCGGGCACCAGCAAAGCGCCAGCAACCGCAGCCAGCGTTGGGATGTAGGCGTTTGGAAATTTAGGCCAAGACTTAGCCAAGGCTCCTAGACCGAGGCTTGCCGTGGTCGCCAATGGGATGGCTTCAGCGAGTGTCATGTTTTGCGATTCCGGTTTTGGCCTCGATCCTGATCAATCGACGCTCGTGGTCGTCCAAACGGCTGTTAAACGACTCCAGCTTTCGTTCAAGGCTCGCAATTGCGTTCTTGATGTCGGCCATTTGATAACAGTTTGCGGCCAAAGCAAAACCTCCAACCGCAACACCCGCAAGAATGGCCCACAAAAGCCTTAACGAAAGATTGACCCTAGAAGCCTCATCAATCCTTAAGTCTTTCATGGCTCAAGACATTCCGTGGTAATCGGCGAGGTAGTCCTCGACCAAAGTTTGATTCGTTGTTCCGAGGTCTTGGTTGAAAACCATGATTTGCCCAAGTCGGCTTTGGAAAGAATAGCCAGCGGAAGCCGTGTAGACGCCAACTGACAGAGTGGAACCAATTGATCGAAGCGTTCCTCCAACGAGTCCGTCGTTTGTGCAGAATGCGGACGATGCGGTTTCGACCCATGCGGACCCAGCGAACTTGTGCCGAATCACAAGACGGTTGCTGGTGGTGTCCGTTCGGCGAAGAAATCCAATCAACACGTTCCGACCAGACAGGTTGCCTCCGCTGACGTTGGCGGTTACATCAGCACCCGATCCTGAATTTGCAACTTTTAGGCGAATCTGCGCGCTCACAAGATCGATTTGAAGCTGACTTGAGCTGCTGGTTGTGCCTCCAATTCTGCAAAGCCCAACCAAGGGAGTGATGGCATAGTAGATTGCAAATGGACCAGTTGTTGGAATAACATTTTCAGACAAGTCGAGGCGCGTGTCTGATCCGTTACTTGCCTCAATGGTAGGCCTTCCTCCAAGATACCCAGAATCAGATCGGTACGTAAGCGTCCCGGTCTGTCCGGTTGGCTGGCGCAATGTCCGAGTGCTGGAAGCTCGTTTGTCGTTGAATTGCCAAGCGTATCCTCCGCCTGGTGCCGCATTGATATTGTCAGGTCTGCCCCAGAATGAAAGGCCAGTGACGCTTGCGATGGCGCGAAGCACACCAATGTCCACAGACGGGACGCCAGTTGTGTAGGTCGGGGTCATGCCCGACGCGACGATCAAAGTGCTCATACGGTGAATTTCATCTTGTAGCTCCGACGAAGTCTCGTTCCAGACGAAAGGCGTGGGTAATCGGTTCCTGCGTGATTTACCAAAGGACCACCGAGACTCCAGTAGTGCTTGTGATAGCCTCCAGTCACGCGCATTTGGTGCTGGTCAAAACCCGGCTCTGTATTTGTTCCGTATGGATATTCTCCAGATGCATAAATTTCAGGATTGGAAACTGAAATTTCAACAGAGCCATTAGAAGTCGATCTCATTAGGAACGACCTGATTCCGGATATATTATTGGAGATGGCGGAGGAATTGTAATCGGTTGGGATAACCATGGATTTACCGTCGTCTCTCCAACCCGAGGTAAACATCGTTTGTGTGGCAAGAAGTGGTGCGTAGACGTAGCCAGTGAACTGCTCGGAAGTGATAGCGTCCAGCGTGAAATTCATGCCTCCATTGGAAGTTAGAACCCAGGTCTTCACCTGCGATGCCCAAGGCGTGTCCGTTCCGTTGACCTGCGCCGGACTGCGGCCTCGGAGCAACGTCGATTTCTGGATCATGCGGAATTCACGTCCTACGACGCGAGCGCGTGAGGCAGGATCGTACGAGATCCCGTCGACCATTATCAGCGGAACAGCGGATCCGCCTGCAACGCTCATGTTGGCCGGATACTCGTCGCCGTGAGCGGTGCTCCCAATAAACACCTCCTCCACGGTTTGCGCTGGATAGTCAATGGATTTTGACGATCCATCTTTTGATTCAACCCATACAACGTCTGAAGCTCCTCCGCCCATCACTTCGGAATTGTCTATAGCACGAAGGAACACATTTGGCGCGACGGTGTATCCAGATCCAGCAGATGTGACAGTGATTCCAGTCACATAGCCATTACTGTCAATGGCAGCAACTGCAACCGCACCAGTTCCGCCTCCGCCGCCATCAAATACAACGTTTGGCGCTGTGGAGTATCCCTGTCCAGAATACGTTACTGCAATCGAAGATACTCCACCTGAACTTACAGATGCACTTGCAGTAGCTGGCTTTGACCATTCCCAAGATGACCCAGAGAGACGGCGGCAGATTTGCACCGTATCAAAAATCCAGAGATTGAGAGAAAGTGGATCAGATGACCTCAAATATGTCCACCGATACCAAAGTGCAGACGGACCTTGTGACGGCGTGTAGACGTAAATGAACCCATTCACTCCGTCGATGTCGACCAGTACGGAAAGCGGATCCGATTCGTTAAAAAGCCTGCCAACAGAAAACGTTCCGTCGCTTGAAAATCCACCAGCAATGCGACCAGTGGCAGATCCAAACCCAATCCCGTAGAGTCCGTCAGATATCCCTTGGACCCGCTGCACTCCGTCGGCTGGCTTTGCTTGGATCTCGCCCTCTCCGGTGTACGACTTTCCAGCAGCATCAACCCAAAACGCCAACCGACCATCTTGCTCCGAGATTACACCAAATGGAGGAACAGGGTTTCCGTCTGACATTGCGCCAGAGTCTGTGTAGGAAACCAACTCTGGAGGCAGGTCAGACCGAACAGCAAGAGTCGAAGACGGCGCTCGACCGATACGAGGTTCACCAGCAGAGTCGACCCAAAACGCAGCTTTTCCGGTCTGCTCATCAATCACCGCAAACGGTGGCGCTGCGCTTCCGTTTTCCTGCGTTGAAATCTGAGTTTGTACAGCGTCAACAGAAGCACCAACTGTAGCATCCAGCTTTGGCCTAGTCACCGATCCATCTGCAATTGTTGTCGGAGGCGCAGCGTACTTTAGCCACGTCGTTCCGTTGCTGACCACGCGATCACCGATGGCAACAGTGATTCCAGAAACGTCTGGATCAGTAAGAGCGCCAGCGACTGCGGCAGAGTACCACTTGTTGGCATTGCTGGAGGCCGCAGGGATTGATTGCCCAAGTGAAGTGATTTCACCCAGGTAATCAGTAGGAGACAAAGCTCCGGCCATCGCGGTGATTACCGCGCTCCCAAGGTTGGAAATCTGAACTTTGTCGGCATCAGTAGTGGTCTTGAGCTTAGACGATGGAATCGAGTTGTTTGCCAACTGGTTTCCTACGTCTCCGAGATCACCAAAATCAGCCTCTCCAGTGGACGGATCGGTCAAGCGCATGACTTGACCGGCAACCGCGGTCCCTGCAACGACCGATGGCGGCAACACGTAGAGGTGCTGGTCCGCTCTTACACTCACTTCGCCTTGTCCGGCGCCAGATCCAGTCGATGCCAAATCCACGCTTTGGACGCCTGACAAATGCAGAGTCGTCGCGTCCAAAGACATTGTTGCGATGTCGTTGAAATCGACGTTTTCAGTCAGATTGCCATCAATTGTGATGTCGTTTGAGAGATTTACCCCAGCCTCCAGCGCCGACTGGACAAGCGCTGATGGTGTTACTTTTTTGGATTGCTCTGCGGAGACATCAGATAACGGCAAAACATCCGCCCCAGCGTTAATGCCAGAAGCGGGTATCTGATCTAGTTCCGTTACCTTGATGTCAGCCATATCAAGCCAGTGTTCCGCGTTGAGCCAGGACGCTTCCAGAGGTCAGCGTGAACGACGCAATGTCTCCTTCCAAAACAGTGCCGGCAGGAAGCGCGACGCCAGTGATCGTCGAGCCAGTGAGATTGGCCCAAGAAATCGCCGAGAATGTCGCAGCGGTCACCACAGTGATTTTGCAGAACGGTCCGGTCCTGGCTGTGGTGCCAGACTCATAGACAGTGCCGATGATGCCGGCGCGCTGAGTCTCAACCCTGTTTGCTGACGCGTTAGAGGATGCTGCGCTCACTTGGTCGCCTTTCGCTTAGGTTGCTCGACAGATTCAGACTGAGGCTTGGAAACTGATTCAGCAGACTTCTGCTTGGATCGGTCGACATGCTTGGCCGGTGCGCTTCGCCGCGTGTACTCAGGCCGAACGAAAAGCTGGATGGCGTCGAACTTAGGATTCTCGACGTTGGCAGCGTAAACCTCTTTGGCTTTACCGGCATCCATGCCAGCAAAAAGCACCTCTGGTTTTCCTGCGGAGTAAGCGACAACGAAAGACGGTAGCATGCGAAAAATGGTTGTGGGGCGGCCCCAATGCGGAGGAGCCGCCCCGTTTGCGTTTGGCTATTAAGCCGTGACGATCTTCAGGCCGCTGGACGGGATGCCGAACTTCACGCCGTACAGCACGCCCATGCTGTACATGAGGTAGCCGGTCGCAGGGTCGTACCACTTGCGGAACTGCACAGGCAGCCCGAGGTCAGGCAGCACGACGTTCTGGAAGTCAACGATGCGCGTGGCTTCGGTCGCGATGTCAACCGAGCGGGCAGCCATCAGCATCCCCTGACGACCAGTCGCGAGACCGGCCACGTTGACGCCGTTGCCGTCGCACTCAGGCGACTCATACACGTCAAACCCGTGCAGGCGAGGAATCACGTTCTCGCCGATGGTGATGCTCTGGCCGGCGCTGTCGACGGCGTTCAAATCCTTGGCGAGCGCGGCGTAATGGCCGGGAGCCAGGATGAGCGAGCGACCAGTCTTGGAGACGCCGTTCGTGGTCAACTGCTGCGCGATGTCCGCAACGTCGTCGCGGTCGAAGTTCGCAGCCGTGACGGTCAACTCGGTGGCAGTGGCCGCCGGATAGTTGGTGTCGTTGACCAGATTCCAGAGGTCGCCGAACACCTTCTTCGCGATGGCGTAGGCGGCAGGCTGGATGAACGTGTCATTCAGGTTGATCGACGACTTGGATCGCTCCAGATCATCGAATCCCCACACGAAACCGTAATAGGTGTCGAGCGTGGTCGTGATCGCGGTCAGCGTGGTGTCAGTCCGGCTGTAGCCCGAGGACAAGTCCTGGGCGGTCGGATTGGTCGCGTACCGCGTGGTGACGGACGCGCCACGCTGGGCGATGTCCGAGCTGAAATCCGTCGTGAATGCCCGCAGGGGCAACAGGGCGGATTGCAGCGGTTGAAGCGACATCTCGGCGATTGCGGCGAGATTCGCACCTGCGATGGTGTTGGCCATGTTAGTCTATGTGTTTGTTTCTGCGTTTCTCCCGCGTCAGAACAAGATGCTCTTGTGCTTCGCGAAAAATGCGGTGCGCTCAGGCCCGGCAGGCATGGACGCAAACTTTGCCTTGATCTCCTCGATGGTCTCAGCGGACGCAGTCGAGGCCTTGGCGGTTTCAAGCGGATTGCGGATCCCTTGGGCGGCGAGGATCTCGGCAGCCTCAGCGGATGCCTTGACCTTTACGGATTCAGCCACAGCAGCGGCTGGATCAGCGGGCGCTTCGTTGATGCCCAGCGCAGCCAAAACAGCCTTGGCAGTGGCAGCCTGCGCGTTGGCGATGGCTTCCGCGTCTGCGGCCCGTTTGTCTGCGACGGCAATCCGGTCCTTGATGTGACTGGCGAGGAAGTCCGTGGTGCCGGTCTTCCGCGCCTCCGTGATGGCCTCGGCGGTGACGCCAAGGTCAGCGATTGCGGACGCGAGGAAAGTGTCCTCGGCGTTCGGTTGCACGCCCAGGAGGGCGAGCAGCTTTGCGGTCTTGCTCATTTTTTCCTGTTTGTTGTCCGAAGACTTAGCTTCGGGAGATTCGACTTCGATAATTCGCGGCGATTCGACTTTGGTCAGCTTTGAGAAAAGCCGAGCCACTTGGACGTCGGTCTCCTCAAAGTCGCCGGTGCTGCCGATCTCGCGCAGTACATCGACGAGCGCAGCAGGATCGTCTGCCGTCGCCTCGACAACTCCATCAGCGCCGGACGCCGGCCCACTCATGATGATCTCGACGATCTCTCCTTTTGTGGATCCTTCTCCGTATTGGAAAGATACGTAGTCGCCAACAACCAGATCACCAGCGGCAGCGTTTTTCATCTCAGATTCCAGTTCGTTGTACATGCTTCGGAACCAATCACGCCCTGCGGCTCCGCCCCAGAGGTTGGCAGCGACGTCAGCAGGCGAATTAGCCTCTGCCTCAAGGAATCGCTCATTGCGCGCCCACCATGAGTTCGCCTTGCGGACCTTGAATTCGGTAGGTCGTTCTCCGGCTGCTAGAGACCTGGCCTCCTTGATCGTGGTTGCCTCAAGACCGTCACCGCCAAGACCGTCCTCAGACTGCTGGATGCCCTTGCGGAATGCGCTGCGCGCAGCTTCTGGAGCCGTCCAAGTTGCTCCCAAGATCATCGACGGCGTTTTTGCGTAGCGCCCAGCCTTGACGCTCGCCTTGACCGGTCCCACATCAATGACGTTGGTCGCCCATCCGCCGGCCAGCGCGTCCTCGCCAGCCATCCACGTCTCCGCATCCATCAGTGCTTTGACCGCATCGATGGCCATGCCGGTAACACGTGCGTAGACATTGGCCAATCCAGCGCCAACTCGGTCGAGTGTGTCGGCCATTTTCCGCATCTCGTCAGCGTCGCCAACGGCACCGCTCCACGGATTGTGGATCATCAAGTAGGCAGACTTCGGCATCGTGCGCTTGTTGCCGGCCAGGAACGGCAGTGACGCAGCAGATGCCGCAAGACCGTCCACAATCGTCTCCACGTTGCCGCGAGATGCCAGGTAGTTGTAGATCGCCAAACCCTCAAAGACGTCGCCGCCGCCAGAGTTGATGCGAACCTTGATAGGACCCTGAAGAGTCTTGATCTGATTTATGAACGTCGATGCGTTCACTCCGAAAGCGCCGATGTCTCCGTAGATCGAGACCTCTGGAACACCTCCAGCGGCTGCGGCTTTGATGTTGTACCAGGAAGATGTCATGCGCGTTCGTTTGTGACCGTGATTTCGGTTGAAGGAGGCACTACAGCAGACGGATTCAGCACCCATTCCATGGGCACACCGGCAGCGTCCGCCTCTTGCTTGGCGAGCAAATAGTCAGCAATCCGGCGCTTTACGTGGTCTCGCAGGTCAATGCCGTCCTCGCCAACAACTTCGGAGAATGAACGGAGTCCAGTCTTAACGTCCTCGCGTCGATTCTGGGAATCTCGTCCCATATCAACCGAGAATTTGGCAGGCATCGAGAATTCCCAACTCCACCAGTCAGGCGAAAACGGGATTGCCTTGCCCTGCATGTAGACTGCGACCGCCCACAAAAACGTGGCCATTGCTGGCTTATACATCACCGCCTGACGGTTCTCAATTGCACGCTGAACCTGACCAACCATTGATCTGATTCCAGCGCCACCGATCTGCGAGGAGTTCCACGCGAATTCGATCGGCATGTCCATGCCGAGAAACGCGCCACGCGTGATCTCGTCCATGAAGTTCTGCCAAGCCTCACCTGGGCGATTGGTTTCGTGCGCGCTGATGTCGCCGGACGACTTGATGTATCGGATCAAGCCCTTGTCGATCATCTGAGTCTGAAGCGACTGGCGGCCAGCAGACGGAAGCCCGCCAGATCCAATAGCCTCACGGCCAATCTCACGTCGTCCGGTCTCATTCTTCTCGACCATGACCAGTGAAGAGTGAGCCTTGACCGCGATCTTTTCAGCCTCGCGGGTCTCGCCTAGATCATACCAATCAAGGATGGCGCGGATGATTGACGGGATGCCACGCGATGCGCTGAACCAGTCAGGATCAGAAAATGACTCAACCGCAGATGCCGGGATGATGTTCCATTCCTGATCGGAAATCATCGAATCATCTTCAGACGGCAGCAGGTTGTACCCGACAGCCCGCATGAATTCGTCGTAAATGACGCCGGAAAGAATCGGGAGGCCTGCGTAGCCACGCGTCTGCTCGTTGTCTGGGACGGTGTCAGCCTGCTGCCAGCCGATCGTAGGCGTCCCGATGCGATGACCTTCAAGCCACTGGATCCTAGGAGACCCTTCAGGCGTGATCGTTTTGACGGCGAAACAATCTCCGTCGCGATCCATCGCAATGGACGCGCAGCGCAGACCGAGTCGCCAATCGAAGACTCCGCCGCGCATGTCGCAGAGGCGAGTCCATCGATCCATCAAAGGCTGCGCAACTTGCCGGAAAGCTTCGTTTGTTCCGGTGTAGGTAGGAGACCAAGACCAGCCAATTGCGTAGTCAGCCTTCTTTCGGACGGCTCCAGATACGGCTCCAGATCCACCAAATACATAGCGCGAATCCGAGATCATCGCTCGGTGCCTCGCGTTTGGCAGCATCTTCCAGACGTCCCGATCCAGAGACGGACGCCAGCCGCGCAGGTTGCTGTCTCCTGGCGAAGGGAAGAGCGAGTCGGAGGAGGTCCAGGAGTAGCCTAGGCGAGAGCCTCCGCTAGCTTGCGGCTGGGTCTGCTGCGCCCTCATCCGGCGCTGATGTTTGGCGCGGATGCTCAAGTGAATGCGACCCTTGTTTCGGACGGCAACGCAATGACGTTGTCGTCGACTTGTGAAAGAGCGTCCTGGATTTCGGCCTGCCACTGGGCAAGCGAAAGAGATCCAGACGGACCATAGGAAAACGACTTACCGTTGACGCTAGCGGCCAACACGTTGCGAGGCCCGCCAACCATCTTCTGCACCTCTGACTTGTAGCGGGCAAGCTCCGCCTGCACCTCTGCCAAGGTGAAACCGTAATAAATGCCCGCCTGTACGCTGGAGTAAGCCAAGCGAGGCGCAACCGATGGATCCGGTGCCTATTTGTCAACGCCTATTTCATCTGCTCCCAAAAGCCCAGCCATTGACGCGCACACGATCTGCATCGTTTCACAGTCGAAGTAGTGGTTGTCCTTGTCCACCTTCTTCCAGGCGTGCGTAAAAGTCAGGCCGTCGGAGCCGAACACTTTGACCTTTTGCTCGGCTAGCATCTGCATCTTGTACTCGTCTCCGCAGTCCTGAGACGCGGTCCACATTGGGATGCCGTCCGATCCGTTTTCCTCGCGCAGCACCTGCATGCGATCCTTCGCAGCGTCTGCCACGAAATAGAATTGCAGGACACGCTTGCCGTACTGCTCCTCTGATCGATGCGTGCCGGACAATGGGTCAAGATATCTGCCCTCGTCGTAGATTCGATGGATGCCGTCCGAGTGTTTGAACGCGTTGCGCTTGTACGAATAGAAGGCGTGGAACCCATGCTCCGCGCAGATCCGAGGCACCAATCCAGCCGGTGAATACTTGGAGTCCAGGAACACCCTAGACTCACACACCTGAACCCATTGTCCTGTCGGCAGGCGTTGCTCAAACCACTGCCCATGCAGCACTCCGTTGTCCCGTGCCATCGCCTCGATTTCGTGCGGAGTCAGCAGCTTTGACCGCGCCACAAGTCGAGACCTTCCATCACGTGACCATGACCGGACAACCGCCCAGAAATGGTTGCGCTGGACGTCGACAGTCATGAAACGGAATGGCCTTTCCTGCTCGTCCATGCCCTCGTCAGGCCATTTGTCGCCGAGTTGGTATGGTCCAACCTCGATCTCGCCAACAGGCTTGCGCTCGCGATTCGGATCCCATGCTTCGCAGAGCATTTTGATTTTGAACTCGCGGATCTGTGACGGATCGCCTCCGCGCTTGGCGTTGATGGCGCGCAGCCATTCGGCGATCACAAGCCGCCAGTCGTCAGTGGCAAAGACGTTGAATCGATAGCCGGACACGGCGGGCGCCGGATGCTCGTTCGTTTGCCTGTACCCTGCTCCACGCGCCTCATCATTCATCCGCTTGCGGATCTCTGGCGTCCACCTGATCTCCTGCATGCAGCACGGCGGAATCATCCTGACGGTTTGAGCCGCCTGCTCGACCAGGTAGCGACCCTGCGGATCAACGATCTTCTCCCACTGCATCATCTCCTCGGTCAGGCGCGGAATGAATGTGCCGCCGCAGTGCGGGCAGGCTACGTGCCATTCGTGCTTTGTGGACGACTCCCAGAGCACGTCCAACTCATGGCCGGCATCTGGCCCGGTCGTCATGATTACCTGCCTCCTGTTCCACTTGTAGCCGTCGCCACGCCGGTAGATCTCAGCGATGCATCGAGGATCGTATTGCCAGGCCTCGTCTAGGTAGATCTCAGATCCAGACCTTGAGTTCCGGTGGCTCTGGACGTCAGCCGACAGAAGCTCGATCGGGCCCGTGTGAAAGCGAAACAGAAGCCCGCGACCTCGCTTGTCCGGGTCCGTGAACGCCACATCCTGCACCGCTCGTGTCTGCTCGATCAGCGGCTTCAGCTTTGCGTCCGACAGCGAGCGTGCATCGATCTGAGTCTTTGAGTACCAGAGCGCCCTGCGCGGCTCGATGGCGATGTTGCGCAAAAGCCTGAGCTGGCCGATCAGCGTCTTGCCGCGTTGCGGTGGCATCATGGCGATCACCGTGGATCCGAGTCCGCTGTCGATGGCCTCGATGACGGCTCGCAGGTACGGCCTGTCGGCCATCACAAACGGTTGACCGTCCAATGTGACGCATCGCTCCGCAAAGCTCACGGTGCCACGCCAGCGCTTCAAGGCGCATCCTCCACTTGCAGGTCGACTCCAGAGCGCAGCGCCGACACAAGCCAGTCGGGTAATCCATGGCCGGCAGCCAGATTTAGCGCCTGCTCAAACGGCGCGAGGTAGGCGTCCACTGCCAGTACGTCGACGATGATCGGATGCTGAAGCCTTGGATCGGTGATGCCATCCAACTTGTCCACCAGCTTCACGGCAGCCCTCTGGAGCCCCAAGGCGGCGTTGTGCGTGATCGCCCTGGCCAGACGCTCGACCTCCTGCCTGCTGATGCTGTCGTCCTCGGTCTTGCCCTGTCGACGAGCCTGCACCATGGCAGCGTTTCGCTGGTCAGATAGAGCCTTGCGTTGCTGGAGGAGCTCCAGCGCGGTCGGAATCGCGCCGGTCAGCAGCGATTGCTTCGCCGTCTGGTCGACCTGAGACAACATCGCGTTCAGGTCCGCGATTTCCTGCCGCAGATCACGCTGCACCGGAGCCGCGCCTTCGGTCTCGACCACTGGACATTTCGCCGACTGCTCGTCGAGCCATGCGCGGACCTTGGACATGTAGACACGGCTGCCGACAAAGCCGGGAGCGCCCTGCGACTTGGCTGCCTTGAGCGTGGATTTAGGGACGCCCATCAGGGCGGCAGCCTGCGCCATGCTGGAGGCGTAGGCGGGCGCGCCCTTGGGGTTTCCGTCGGGTTTTTTGGCCATGTGTCAAAACGGTGTAGGAGGTTCCCTAGA